CGTCCCCATAGTAATTTTGTACCTACGGCTAAGTAGTGAACGAAGTGGTTCCTCGAAATCTGACTCTATATCTGTCATCGAATCATAGATTATAGCCATCTTAGTGTCATGATCGACTTTAGCCATACCATAGTGTCCTGAACCATCTGGATAAGAATGTTCCATCAAAATATACTCGATACCAGTGGCTCCATTAAACGGTGTGCGCTTTCGTTCCATCGCAGTGGTCTCGCGAAATGAAAATTTGAAATCTTTGCCCGATTCCTTTTTAATATCCTCTCCAAACCTTACAAAGAAATTCTTCTTGAGAAGGTAACTCTTTGCAATCTCTGAAGCATCCTCTATAGCCATGAGGTTACGAGCCTTTGCATTTGTGGTCATTCTCGATTCGATGTAATCGTTCTTGTCAATTTCGGCGGTTTCGCGCTTGATTTTAAGAAGTTTATTTCTGAGTGAAACATTTCTGATTAACTTGATTGGGGTGAGAGACATGTTTTATTGTGATATTATATTTTCTAAGCTTGACTTAGGTATGGAACATGTACGAAAAATCATGGAAATAATGGACGATGAAATGTTCCCGACAAAAAGGGAGTGGGCATATATCAAAATATGTAACGAACTTAAACAAATTCACATTGAACTACAACACTTTTCGAAGCTAGCAGCAATGCACGCACCGGCTACATTAGACCCATCAGCACATGTCGATATGCGCACTACAGCTAGAATAGATCCTTCAGCACCACCCGTATAAATTTACTCATAATCCCTGACTACCACACCAACAGGGAAACGCGGGACACCGAGAGCGGTCAGGTTTTGGAAACGTACAGTGAGCATCTTCCCCATAAACTTCTCGCGGTTTTTGTAGTTCTCTTCTCTCTGAACGATAGTGCCTTCAGGTCTGACTGTGAATTCTCGGTCATCTTGGGTTTTACAGACCCATACAACTGCGTCGGCGTCACGACCATGACCCGTCCTAGCACCAACAATCTCATATTCCTCCGTTTGGAAATCCTTGAACTTGAGAAGGTAATTGCTTCGCTGACCCACTTCATATACACTGTCCTTATCACGGATCATGGTACCCTCATGACCTTCCTCGACATGTTGCTTATGAATGGAAGGGACATCGTCACGCAACATGACGAGTGTCGTCTTCACGTATTCGTAATGGGGGTTCTTGAGAGACTTAACCTTTTCCCATCGTTCCTCGAATGTCATGTTAAGCTGGTTGAGATCAAAGTAGTCAAAGACGTGAAACTTGAGCTTCAAAGGGTCAGTTTTGAAAGTACTTGTAAGTTCTTCGAAGTCAAGTTTGGGGTCAAATGCTTCACCGTCGACATATTGACCCTCCTCGAGACCCCTGCCAAGAATTTCAGTACCGGGTACAATCTTTCCAGTCCTTGAGATACCTCCATCCTTGGATACCAAAAGACGGACACCGTCCAATTTGGGTTGAACGTAAAAGGGTTGACTGATGTACTTTTTACGACTTTCCCACTTATTGGCGAGCATGGGTAGGATTGTGGTAGCCTTAGTGTTCAAATTTTTCCACATCGTGTTCGCACGTTTCATAGCACTTTCATAACCAAGGGGGACTTCTGTCACAGATGTAGCTTCTTTGCCTCCAACCTGACCAGATGCCTTAACAATGCACCAGCATTCACCCCGCTTTTCGACCCTGATGTCGATGTAGCGCTTCTTGTTGTTTTTGTCGGTGGTAAAAATTGTGTTCATAATGTAGTAGGATGATACCCGTTGTAAATTATGAAAGAATGGAACGACTTAAGCCTCCTCCGTTAACGAACATTCCAATGAATTTGAATACGATTAGCATTGGATTTATTATACTGGGTGTACTCGTTTTATACAGGCGATATATCGTCACTAGGAATGCCCGTGAACGATCCCGTACTTGATACATTCATCGTATCCGAGATATATATCACGCTTCATAAATTGAGACATCTTTTCTTTGGGAATTGACGTTTCATTCTCATATAAATTCTTAATGACCGACATGATTTTTTTACACGTTTTCATTTCATCTTTTAATTCAGTATATTTACCGAAGAACCCAGATGACAGTTGATGAATGAGAACGAACGAATATTTCCCCATGAGACGCTCACCTCCACCGAGTAGCATGAAAGTTGCGGCGCTACAACATGTACCCTCTGCAATCGTGACGACATTCACACGTGACGATTTTAGAGCATCCATCATACTCAATCCCGAAAAAACGTCACCACCATCACTGTGTATATGAACCCTGATCGTGGGTGTATACCCCGGTAGTTCGATAGCCTTTTTCAACAAGTTTACTTCGAGCTTCTTAAATTCGTCTAGGAAGTCGAGTGCATTCTCTCTATCGACGTCGCCATAATAGTATATGTCACAGCCATTCACGCGTACAACCTCATGATCCTCGGTATCGGAATCGGTGTCGACACTACTCATTTAACAAACTACGAAGTTTCTTTTTAACTTTTATAACATCGGTTGGTTTTAATTTGTTACCAACTGCAAGATGATTCATCACATCAAAATCGAGTGGTTCAAGTTTATATTCTATTAAAGGGTTTAGATCCCCTGCAATTGCATATTGTCTAATTAAACTTAGTTCGTCGTGTCCCAAATTAGTAGATTGTCTCGATTGAATAGCACGAAGTTTATTTTGTCGCATTTTAAAATTACCATATTTGGTCCATAAACTCCCTGGTTGTATTTTAGTTGGATCGACTGGTTCACCCATATTCAATTTAGGAACTGCCATTCCAGAAGCGATATAAAATGGCATGCAATTCCAGTCACCTTTATACATCTGTGTGTCGTATATATCCGATTCTGATAAAGAATCAATTATAGTACACACGTTAGCATTTTTTGAAAGTAGATAATTCCCGTGTATGACATCACATACATGACCATGTTCGTGTACCGTCTGAGATGTATCGAACCCACCCTTATGACATAATATATCAATGACGATATCTTTCGACGTTTTGAAAATATCCTTCACGTGGGAAAAATTTAGATAGTCGAAAAAGTTTCGTATGTTCCCGTTACATTCGGATGCAGCGTAACTGGCATTTGGGTGATCACATGCCAGGGAACATATTGCATCTGGTGTTCTTCTAGGTACGATTATCAGTTTGAAATTGGGTATCATATGTATCGATGTAGATGTAACCACAACCGACCCGTTCGTCACCTTTATTTTATTTTCGGATACACGATCTATAATCTGTTTGTGTCCATGAATAGATGCATCATATCCATCGATAAAAATATGAGAAGATGTTCGACCGATCAAATCCATAAATGTACTTTTTTTCTGAAAAAGCTCAGAATGTAATTCGATCGTGTTAGTTGAATCTAAAACCGTTTCCGCGATGAAAGTTTTACCACACCCAATTTGACCACATATGAAAACGTTATGCCCCTCCTTAATATATTTTTCGAGTAAGTCAATTTCATTTTGGTGGAGCGTTGGTGGACGTGGTTTTTTTTGTGGTATAATTTTAATGAAGGAGTCCATGACCGATGAACTTACTGATCAAGCTTTAGATATTTTTTTAGAGAGTGATATAATTCAGACAAGGATACTCGAACCTGCGAAAAAGAGGGTTCTTCCTTATTTGATTTGCATCGGTATCTTTAATGTAATGTTATTCGTGATGGTTGCATATCTCACACGTCGCCTCTCTAAGATTTTATAACGACATCCTCTAAATCAGAACCGTCACTTCCACCTCGAATGGCAGATAAATCCTTCTTTAATTCATTTGTCATTTCATCTTCACTTATGAACATATCGATTGGTTGAATATGCATTATTTCTGGTTTGAAAAATCCGTTATCATCTGGGAATTGCTTCTCGAATGCCTGAATGACAAAATATGGTATTGGTGGGGATTGTTCGATAAGTTTATCATATTCAGCGCGGCATGTATCAATCATGGTCGATCCATCACACGATCGTTCTTCTATCGGGAGTGTCAATTCTAAACGAATCGTTCGTGATAGTTTACCGTATTGAAGTGAAGCGACGCGATTCCCTTCCATCATTTCACTTATTTTAAGAAACTGCATGATAGTCGCGATTATACCTGCGATCAAATTCAACCCACCAATCATCGCGGGTGCTGCACCTCTTATACTCGCTGGCAGTGAACTCTGTGCAAAATTCGCAGTACCAGTGATCGTAGACAAAACAATTACAGGAAGTGAAAATTGCATATTCTGTTTTTTGTAAATCAAAAATGCATGGTTGTGCATATACCTGTAACACGCGGAAGCTTCGCCCCATGTTTTCAATATTTGCTCTTGCTGGGGAGACCACGTGAATTTAGTTTTTGAACGTACTTTCTTTTCTTTGTCCATATTAAAATATGAATATTATTTTTACAATTCATACTTTGGTATTTATTACGTCACTCATAGTTCCGTTCACGGGAAATATCAAATGGCTAAAGATGTACTCGGTGATAATACCATTCGTATTCTTTCATTGGGCAATCAATGATGATACATGCGCTCTCACGATTTTAGAATCTCAAATGACTGGTAAAGAACAGAAAGATACATTCTTTGGGCGATTGATGAGACCTATATATAACATTGATAATGAAACGTCCGATCAGGTAGTAAAATCTATATTATTCTCCCTTTGGCTTATGGTACAATTCAAACTTGGAATTATACCACGTCCCAGAATATTTTCCTAGGATATATAAATGAAACGTAAGAACGCGAACGCGATGGGATTAATTATTATTATCGCTCTTGTGGGTGTGATTATATATCTCGTGACACGACCCCGTGAAGTTGTTCGGGTACCTGTTCAGGTGCCTATGCGTCCACCAATGCGTCAGATAGAGCCAGTCCGCAGACGACAGCCGGAATTTAGAGACCCACCTATAAAGGACTATAAACCTGGACACGTTCAACAAATGGGTGTATTGATAGGTGAGAATGACGAGACGCTTCCTCTGTATGGAAAAGAAGTGCGCGGTCGACGTGATCAATACCACTACTACACGTCCACACCCGGACAACAGATCTATTCGATACCTATAACACATGATGGTCGTGACTGTATGGATGATTTAGGATGCAAAGAGTTATACGGTAACGAGACTGTTAACGTGCTCGGTAAAGCTGCTTCTTATGAAGCCAAACTTTATAGAACAGATCACTTTTTCTAAGCAAACGTGATACCATAGCGTGATGTCATAAGTTTTTTAGCTTCCGACATCGAAGGTTTACTCCACAAAAGCCATCTAGACCAAAACCCAGCCGTTTTAATTCCGTTTTTAGTCCACGTTTCACCCATACGTCCGTGACGTGCTAGGTATCTTTTCATACGCGACGGGTCTCTGTGGATTGTATAATCCGAGTAGCCCTTACCTCCGAAGTCGACATGTGAACCGTCTTCGAAAGTAACCCTATACTTTTTTTTAGGATTCGGACTTTTTTTAAGAATAACTTTCATATATAAATACCGAATATTTAATTCTATGTTTTTACTATAGAGATGAATCTCCGTAAACCAACAATCACTCGTATTATATTTATTTCCACGATCGTATCAGTCTGTGTCGCTTTTATAATTACCAAGTTTTCTAAGTCCAGGGAAGAGAAGAGTTACAAATTCCCCGCCATGGCTAAGGCGACGTGGGATGCATTGGGTATAAAGCCAAGCGAACAAGACGATGACGAAGATGTTCAGGAAGAAACTCCACCACCCACGGATGATGTATTGGAGGGGTATACCACGTTATAATTCCCCGTCGGAAAACTCTTCATCGCTTGCAATTTCAAGTTGCACGTGATCAAGATCGGGACAGCATTGCGCAAACCCATCATATGTAATTTTACACGAACGACAATAGTACCAGATCATAGTACAATATTTATATATTTGTTCACATACTTAAGTATTTCACGTGTATAGTTGTAAAAAATGGATACCGATTTCGACAAAGTGATCGCCGACTTGCGTAACCTACGCGAAGATGTCAGGGAAGTGAAAGAAGATTATGAACTTGAATTGGAAATGTGTCGTTCGGACTTACGGCAGCAGTTCGGTTTCAAAATATTGATGATGCTTTCATTCTTTCTCAATGGATTATTCATCGCATACCATATAAAACATACATATGTATCAGATGAACCCACAACCATCACTCCACGTCTT